GGAAGGTTTAATTACCTGCAACGTACCAAAATCACGCTCTTTGTCGTTCTTCTCTGCACGGGGTACGGATAAAAAGCCTTTTGCTTTTTTGTCACCGTCGCCCACAACCAGATCGCTTTCTTCGGTTTCCGTGAAGGTGTCGCCAATCTCGCCCGTCAGCCATGAAAGGATGTCCACATCGGAAAAATCCACGATTTCCTGCGTGGTGCGCGGGTACGCATAGACCGGATACAGCTTAATGCTCACCTCGTTAATCTGCGGGGTGCTGGTCTGTTCGCGTGCCTTACCCTCTTCACCGTGGTTAACGGTCGCACCGCCAGCGGAAACAAGCTGCTTAAACTCGTTGCTGCTGATTTTCTTCACGGTACAGATGCGGCGCATGGTGGATTCATCCGTCAGCATTCGCATGATTTCGGTGTTCAGTTCGGGGATAACGGTATAACCACCATCAGCGGGAACGCCTGTACTCAATGCGCGGGTTTCACCTGTCAGAATGTAGTGACGTAGTTCGGCGGGGTCAGTGGTCTGGCTGTTTTTGCCTGGTTTACTGCGCTCTTCGTCAGCAACGGCCTCAAGGCGGGAGATGTCTTTATCGAGTGATTCAGCTTTAGCGCGTAATTCGTCAAATTTTGCGCCCTCAGCATCGTTAAGGCTGCGGTTTTCTTTTTCCGCGTTCTCCAGCATGTCGCGCATCTGATTTTTAATGGCGGTTTTCTGCTGGCGTAATTCGATTATTCTCGGCATAAAAAAAGTCCTGGGGTTAAGTAAGGAACTCCAGGACGCGGCAAAAACTCAACCGTTTTTCATAAGGAAATCAGCAATCGCACCGATCGTTTTCCCGCCTGGTAATGAATATTGGCGAGAACATTAACAGGCGGAAAAGTGGCCCCAGCGTCCTGGCACCACGGGCGAGAATAATCATGATTCAGTTCGGGTAAAATATGCCGATCCGCTCAGTGAACAACGTGGAACAACCACGAACAAATAATTTACAAAAAATGACAAAAAGCCGGATTTCTCCGGCTGTATGGGTGCTCAGTCCCTGATCCCTTTCAGAAATTCTATCAATGCATCTATCTGTTCAGGATTTACCGCCAGCATTTCACCGGATAGAGCACATCTCACAAAACCATGCTGATCCTTTTCAATCAGTGCGCCCGTCTCCAGGAATGCGCGGTAATCATTGATGCTCATCGTCTCCATGTTGTCAGCATGGTATTTATCACGCTGTTTTAATATCTCATCAAATTTCATCGGCATTGTTTTTTTCCTCTGTTGTGTCTGTTTGTTTCAGATAGTAACTATGCCTGACCGTGACGAAAACCCGGTAATGCGCCATACCGTTTCAACTGGTGCAAAAAAAGCCGGATTTCTCCGGCTGTTTGATTAGCTGTCCTGGTAATTGCGCCATATTTCATCACCAGCACCATCTATACCCATTTCGGCATAAGTGCGATCGACTGCCTTTTTCAGGTCTCCGAAATTATCCGGCGGCTCCGGTGCCCTCTGTGCCTTCCTTGAACATTCCAGCCGTCGCATCGTGATGTGATGCCGTTCCTTGTCTGTCTCCACCAGCTGCATGACTTCACCCCATCGCGCCGCCGCCCTCCGGTAAAAGCCTTTCGCCTCCAGTTCCTCCGCTATGCGGTCATGTACCATCGTCCCCCCCTCAGAACGAAATATCATCACCGTAAGGGTCATCGCCTCCCGCTGGTGGCTGATTACCCTGTGTGCCTGTGGTTTTGCGTCTGTTCCCGCCTGGACGTGCCGCGCGGGCACTGATTACGCTGTCTGCGATAACCTGCCAGCCCTGCCGCGTTTCTCCGTTCTGTCCGGCCCACTGGCTTACCTGCATCGTGCCGGATACGCTGGCAACATCGCCTTTTTGATGTTTAGCCAGGAAGTCGGCCTGTTTGCCAAATGCGATGACCGATAACCATAACGTCGCCTGTCCGTCCTGTGCCTGGCTGCATGGCAACGATACCGCCATACGCGCCAGCGTCATCGGTGTGCCCTTGCTGGTCTGTTTTACCTGCGGGTCGTCCACCAGCCGCCCGTAAGCGGCTATCTGTGCCGTCATAATTCCACCTCTCCGGTTTTAACGTTGATGGTTGTTACCTGTTCCGCTTCGGCAATCTCCCGTTCTGTCAGCGTGGCAAAGTTTGCCGCTGCTGTGGTCATGAATGCGCTTATCAGTTCGGGATGTGCTTTCGCGTATCCTTCCCCGGCGTTGCGGTCGATGATTTTTATCGCCACCCTCAGCCAGTGTTCTGTCAAATCAAGGGCGTGAGATTGTGGTTTTTTGGCGTGCTTCGTTGTCACAGGCTTTACCTCACAGCAATAAAATAAAATTTTTGCATTTCAACCCTTCACCTGTTCACCTTTTGCAATTTTCCCTTTTTATTCATGATGTTAAGGGGTGAACAGTTTCACAAAAACTATTCACCAACTGTTCACCACTGTTCACCCTTAAAGCTCAATAAAGAATCAAAAAGGTGAACAGTGAATAGTTTGGTGAACAGTTCATAAATAACTGTTCACCCTATAATATACTGATATAAAAGACATTTATTGCAGGCTGAACAGTGGTGAACAGTTATTCCATAAGTTTAATTTTTTCCATCGTCATTTGTGACCGATGCACATGATGGCATCCAGTCTTCTGAATCCTCTGTCAGGGTCACATTTGAACGCAAACCGTGCTTCGTTTTCCGTTTCATATACTCCCTGCCATATTCCGCCATTGCCCCCGGCATATCTTTACCGAAGCGCGTCAGTGTTACAGGTTTACCGAATCCGTGTGCCCTCATATATGCCAGATAGGCGTGATAAAGATACCTGCGCGGACTGAACGGAATAATTTCGGCATTACCCACTAACAGACCATCACACATTACCGACGACATGAGATAGCCGCAGAAGTCCACCAGCGAATCGCCCTCGCGTTTTATCACCAGAGCTTCTTCTGATTTCTGCTGCTCATACAGCAGGCGTTTAGCTTCGTCCTGGTCAGAAAAACGAGTAAGCAGGTGGCGAATCACAACCGCCAGCTCTCCTTCTATTTTTTCTGCCAGCATGGGGTCGCGTTCGTTTTCCGGTACAACCTCCGAAAAATTGAATATCACCCGACGACGTGAAATCCCCCCGCTGCGGTCACTGAATGACATGGCGTTATTGTTCACCGCCAACACTACCGCCTGAATGCGTGTTGAGTAGGGGGCTTTATGCTTCGGGTCGATTGCCACCTTGTCACCGCCTGTAATGGCCTTAATTCCTGCGCCATCACCAGCGTAACGGGTCATATCCGGCATGATAATCAGCGAAAAGCCAACCACTAACGCGCGTTCCCTGGCATCTTCCAGCGCCTTCATGCTTGCCGATACCGTGTTGGCCTTACCCGCCAGCATGGTGCAAATCTCCGCCATCACGCTTTTACCACTTCCCCCTGGACCTGTTACCTCAATGAATAACTGCCAGTCGTACCGGTTCGCCAGCACCATGAATAATGCAGCCAGTACGCGATCCGCCTTGCGGTCATTCTCAGCCACCGAACGGCGTAACCACTTCCAGAAATTCGGCGCATGTGTTGCCAGCGTTTCCCCCTCTGCTGGTGGGCTGAAAGGTAATTCACTGGCAATTAACAACCAGTCGTTTTTGTTATGCTCCCGAAAATTACCTGTTCTGGTATCAAATACCCCGTTACTGAATCCAATCAGGTTACGGGCTGTATTCCCCATTACAGGCAAACTTAACTTCATGGTATCGACCGCCGATTTAATGGCGTTCTGCGAATAGCTGATCTCCGCATCAATGAAAATCTGTGCCATAGCTCGCTGTAATTCTTTATCCTGTACTGGCTCCCATACAACGCCGTTGTAATGGTGAACAGTGTCAGAGTCAGCATGAATCGCCAGTTCACCGCCATAATGTGCCAGGAGAACTTCGCCGCGTTGACTTGCTCCCATCTGGTTAAGCGCCAGTGATGAAGCGTTATCGTCTTTTACCCGCTCTTTTTTCTTTACAGGCAGTTCAACTACCTTTTTCTTTTCCGCCTGCTCTGCCCGTTCACGTTCCAGATATTCGCGCCAGTTCTCCCGTTTCTGGCTGTGCATTCCTTCAGGGTAATAATCAGCATCCCTGACACCTGCCGCTGCCAGTTTCTGCCCGATGGTATTAACAAGCCCCGGACGCAATAACCCCGCCTGGTAGAGACGCACCCGATAGCGTCCGTCCGGTACGATTTGCAGCTTATCCAGTTCGGCAAGTTGTTGTTCTCCAAGCCAGACAGGAGGCACGCTGTCGCCAGCCAGTCGCCCGTCCTGTTCCTGCCACTGCTTCGCATGTGCCCACGCATCATTACCCGCAAAAATGATGACTTCCGTCATTTTGTCACGCGGCTGGTGTTTTAAATTTGGCGCTTTTTTCATTTCTGCTCTCTCCACGCGGCAATCATGTTTTTCAGTTCCTGTAGTTTTTTATCAACATCCATACATGACACATGGTTATTTCTGGAAAGCGGGATTTCCCGCCTGAATCTGCTAATAAAGATCTCCACGTTCAGCGAACTATGAAATGAATAGCCATCACGAATAAAATACACACGGTCAAACATCAGTTCTTTTACCGTTACTCTGTTACCGTTCTTATCCAGATAAATAGCGCCGGGGATAATTTTGGGGTGTGCATAACCGCTGGCAGTCAAGCCAGATAAATACGTTCTCATGATTATTTATCTCAGATTTGAATCAGTATTCGCTTTCTCTATGGCATTTAATGCATCTGTGGCATTTTCAATGGTGCACCGTAACGAAATATCAAACTGCCCAAGCATTGCCAGTAACAAGCCAATATTACCCATGTCAATGCGCATAGCCTTTTCGTCATATTCCTCATTTTCTGACGCATGCCACATCAGGCTACCAATTGACGAAACAGCCATTGATATATTGTCAGTAGCCCCATCCGCAGCGGAATAAACCTTTTTAGCAATATCATGCTCACAGTTAAAATGCGGATTAATCAGGTACTGGTAATTGGTCATGTCAGGCATGGAACACCCCCTGACGAATACGGGCGGCGAATACCATCACGCAGCCATCAGGAGATTGCTGACGCGCGTCCTGTTCGCTGGTGGCCTCAATGGTAATCACGCGCGGTTGTGCCGTGCTCAGGGCGATAAAACGCCAGATGTATTTATTCAGGTTGTGCGAGTCCCGCCCTTGCGGGTGTGTGGTATGATTTAACATAGCTACCTCGATATTCTTGCTATCGTTGGTGGTTAGACGCCCGGTTAGTGTTAGCGCACTGCCGGGTTTCGTCGTTTCTGCACCTTGCATCAACAAGGTGTTTAACACCAATTTAAGCCCTGGTGTTAAACACGTCAAGTGTTGAACACTTATTTTTTTTCCTGCATACTGCATTTGTTTTTTGTAAGGGGTACACAACATGGCGACAAAAGCAGTAAACGCAAAATCACAAACAGTTGCGGCAAGGGTTCCGCATGAAGTTATGAACAATGTTGAGGCGGTAAAAATGCCTGGTGAAAGTACAGGGCAGTTTGTAACAGCAGCATTAAAGCGAGAAGTTGAATACCGCCAGCGTCGCAAGGCCAAAGAGCAGGAATAACCATCACCAGCGCCGTGGTGTAAGGTATTACGGCGCATTGCTATGCAGGACAACACAATGACCGATAAAGAATTGACCAAAACATTATCACCGGCACGGAAAAGACGGCGCAGAAAGATAGAGCATGAATCAGAAAGATTCGCGCCATGTGCTTTTGCCCTTGAGCAATTCCTTAAAGAGTACAGGGAAAAGCGCTCATTGCAGGTATGGCAACGAACTGAACCAGACTGATAGCATTGCCCACCAGCCTGATAGCGACTATCATTGCCGTTCTTATGTTTGGGATCACACACACAAACGGCGCAGCGGGTTATCTGTTCAGAAAGGCGGCTCCATTTCGGGGCCGCTTTTTTTATTCCTGAAAAACCCCAATTTTGTTGTTTTTCAGTTTCACCAGGGCGAACGAATCCCCGCCCACGTTCGGGCGCATATTCAATCTTCATGGTTATATCTCTGTATTAGTGGATGTGTGGCGGCTGCGTGCCGCCAGCGTGATTAATGAACTGCCTTGCAGCTATCCTTCCAGGCCAGAACCTCGGATAAAGACCAGCCAACGGAACGACCGCCAAGTTTACGACGTGATGGGAATTGTCCGGCCTTTTCCAGGCGGTAGCGGCATGAGCGGCTAAGGCCTGTTAGCTTTTCGCATTCTTTTTCACGTATAAACCGATCAGTGCTTAACACTATTGCCCCTTTCGTTTCTTAAAGAGTTATTTCGTGTTCTATTGCGTTGGGATGTGTCTGATTGTGTCAGGATGATTCAGAGTTGGCAAATGTTGAGGACGTATGGTTTACAGAAAGAGGAATAATCAGGATAAAATCATTTAAATTCATGTTAATACAAAGGCATAAAATATTGTTTCATGCCTTTTTTCTCGCTATTTAAAGAGTGATTCGCTAGTGTATAAAAAACCAGTAACACATTAAAAATCAGCCACTTATAAATCTGTACACTTTTTCGCCTCTTGTTCGTAGTTGTTCCGCATTGTTGCTCATTGTTGCACGTTGTATCTGTTCGCATATCCAGTATGCGCATACTGAAAAAATACGAAAAAAATTATTTTCTTCTGGCTACTGGTAGCGTGGTTACGTTTTCATGTGTTCCCGCCAGTATCCCTAACCGCTCCATCCACATATCCAGCGCATTGCGTTTAGCATCCAGATAACGGGAATGATTATAAACTCGCTGCATTCCTGGCATCTGGTGGCCTGTAAGCTGCTCCACGACATGCGGATCAACGCCTAAATCGTTCAGCATGGTTGTAAAGGTGCGCCGGATGTCATGCAGTGACCAGTGAGGGTGATTAAGCCTCCTGTGCGCTAATCTTCCATACTGCGATACGCTGGCCTCCTGTTTCACTGCCCCCAGCAATAAGCCCGTGTGCCTGTTCTGCTCCACCAGCTGCGTGACGAACGGCAGGATCGCTTCCGGTATGGGCCGGAATATTGCGACCTTCGTTTTGCTGTGCTCCTTCGGAACGGTCCATAGCATTTCCGTAAAATCCCACTCCCCGATCTCTGATAACCTCAGTTCTACCGTTCTGGCTCCGAAGACAATCAGGAGGCGGATTAACGCGACGTAGTAAGGGGAAAATATTTTTTTATCCAGCGCCTGCAATAACTCGCCCAGTTCTTTGGTGCTTAAGACACGTTCGCTTATATCCGGTTTTTTCCCAACGTCCGCCACGTTCAGATCGTCCAGAACGTTGCTGATTGCATAGCGCCGCCTACGGCAGAACTTAAGCGCCTGTTTGCACGCCTGTAGCACGAATCCGGCAGTAACAGGCGTTCGCTTTGCCACCTGGTCAAAACAGGCCAGCCAGTGCCGTAGCTCGCATTTATCCAGCGGCATAGCACCAATCTGCTGTATTACGTGATTATTAAGTCGCCTTTTCAGGGCGATATAATCCACGCGGTTTTCCTTTACGTAAGACTCAAGCCAGTAGGTGAGCGCATCGCCAACCGTTACGGGCTTTAACGCTTCCTGTACGGTGTAATTCATCTCATGACGTGGATTTTTCCCCTCAGCCAGCCATGCGCGGCACTGGGCGGCTTTTTCCCTGGCTGCTTTCAGACTCAGATCAGGATAATTTCCCAGCTTAATACGTTCCGGTCGTGTCTCTCTTCCCGTTCCTGCCCTGTAAGTGAAATACCAGGTTAATTTCCCTGATGTTAAATATTTCACGCTCAGATTTCCGCCATCGCTATAAAACGTGTTTTTCTCCGCTGGCTTACCATGAAGTTTCCTTAGCAATGTGTCGCTCAGTTTGTTCAT